AATTACCGAGCAAATAACAAAATATTACACAACCGACGTCCTTTTTTTACAAGATAATCAAAAACTTATTAAGGAATATACACGTCCTGAAACACGTTATACACAATTAGCTCCTAATTACAAAAATATCATTGACATTTGGAATGAATTAAAAATAGATATTAGTTTTAAAGAAAAGTATTATTATGTGGACTGGGAAATGCTGGAGTTTTTAAATAAATCAGAAATATTTTTACAATTTATGAGCATGTATAATTTATTTTCGCCATTATTCTCTCTTATGGTGCCAATTATCATATTAATCATACCTTTTTTTATTCTTAAAATGAAAGGACTACCGCTTACTATAAATGAATACATTGACGTTTTAAAATTTGTAGCTCAAACAAACGCTATTGGGAAATTATTCACCGTTAATTTTGCCGAAATTAATGCCCAAGAAAAAATGTATATTTTTATTTCCGCCGCATTTTATTTATTTTCCATATACCAAAATATTATGGTATGTGTCAGGTTTAATAATAATATGAAAACTATACACAACCATTTTAGAGAGATTAGTATGTATCTAGATAACACTTTAGACGTGATTGACAATTATTTGAAATACGCGGGTGATTTAACTACTCATGAACAATTTAACGAAAATCTTAGAAATAAAAGACGAGTCCTGGAAACGATGAATATGAAATTAAAATCTATATCAGAATATAGCATATACAATGTTGGTAAATTCAAGGAAGTAGGCAGAATCCTAAAATACTTTTATGAATTACACACTGATAAAGAATATGAAGACGCCATCATGTATTCTATTGGTCTAAATGGTTATATTGATTGTTTAGAAGGTCTTCAAACCAACATTGTAGAGAGAAAAATGAACTTTGCGCTTTTTATAGACGAAAATAAGAAAAGTGTATTTAAAAACAGCTATTACGCTAGTTTGTCAAAAGGAGACACACCTGTAAAGAATAATATTAAATTTAAGAAGAACATGATTATTACAGGTCCTAATGCTTCCGGTAAAACGACAGTTTTAAAATCAACATTGATAAATATTATATTCACCCAACAGTTTGGTTGTGGTTTCTATGACTCTGCGAAATTGAAGCCATTCAAATATATACATTGTTATTTAAATATACCGGATACTTCTGGTCGCGACAGTTTATTTCAAGCTGAAGCGCGCCGTTGTAAAGAAATTTTGGACATTATCAGCGCATATAAAACAGATGCACACTTTTGCGCTTTTGATGAATTATATTCAGGAACAAATCCAGAAGAAGCAGAGACAAGTGCCACATCATTTATGCTTTATTTACAAAAATATAAAAACGTGTCTAGCTTGCTAACAACTCATTTTGTAAAGGTGTGTAAAAAATTGGATAAGGTAAAAGGAATTCAAAACTGTAAAATGGTCACAGAGAAAACTGGCCATAAAATAAAATACACTTATAAATTAGAGTCTGGTATTTCACAAGTAAAAGGCGGAATCAATGTTTTAACGGAAATGAATTATCCTAAGGAAATTATTGATAACACGATTCTCCAAACCAGAAAGAATCAATTATAGTTTTGGTAAAAATTTTTAAACTTTGGTATATTTAGTTATGAAAGAGTTTGTGTTATATATTGTTTATTATGATTTTTTTTATTATTTTATGCACAGATTATTACACACTAGATATTTGTATCCAATACACAAAATACACCATAAAAAAATAGAACCGGAATATTATGATTTTTACACGATTCATATAGTAGAAATACCTATTACCAGTATTGGTATATTCATAGCTGTTTATTTGTATAAATTATATATGGTTCAGTTAATTTGCGCTATTCTTTTTATAAATTTACGTGGTGTATTGTCGCATGATAATAGATTTGATGTTATAGTAGGTCGCCATCATTTAGTCCATCATAAATATTTCAAATGTAATTTTGGTGAATATTGGTTAGACTATATTTTTGGAACTCTTAGAGAATAAATGATACCTAGCTAAAATATACAAATCTATAAATATATAAATATATAAATCTATAAATCAATTCGTTAGTAAATGAATTAATTTATATAATCTTTTTGTAATAATGCCTTTGACAGATTTATTTAATCCAACCTTTTTTATGTTTTTAGGAATACTATTACTTGTTGTAGCACTTGTTGTTGTTTATTTTGAAAACAAAATGCGTGAACAAAACCACAAAATCGCATCCATGTTAAGCCTAGTTTCAACTTTAGCAGAAGATATGAATGGCGTTAAAATGGGTTTGAATCATTTAGCAATGACAACTATTGGCGGTGGATCATTTCAACCACCAGCACAAACAGACAAACTAAATACGGCCTTTATTTCTAGTTCTGACAACAAAATTACTGTTTCGGACGATGAAGACTCTGAATATGATTCAGATGATGAAAGTGAATTGAGTGAGAAAAATGATACTTCATCCGAATTAGAGTTGAATTCCGATTCCGACGACGAGACCTCTTCAACTATTTCGTCACAAGGCGATATAAAAGTCTTGAAGTTAAACATTGGTAATGAAGATAATAATGAATATAATGATGAGACCTTAGATTTAGAGGAAAATGCCGAAGAACTAGAATATTTAGACGATTTGGAAGACAATTTATCAGAAGCGCAATCTGAAAGCTCGGAATTTGTAGAAGAAACATTGGAAATTCATGCCGCGAATGTAGATGATGACAACATTAACGAACCTTTGGCAAATATTAGTGCTTCAGATTTAAAAACAATAAATATTACTTTAGAAGAAACAAATTCTGAATCTATAGATTACAAAAAATTACCTCTACCTAAGCTACGAACTATTGTTTCCGAAAAAGGTTTTGCCGTGGATGTAGCAAAATTAAAAAAGAATGAACTAATTAAATTGCTAGAAAGTGAATAAAAATTTATTATAATGATAGAATATATATAATGTCGTGGTCAACATGTTATTCGGGCTCTAATAATATAAATTTTAATTTTCCACCAATCATGGCAGACAGTAGAAATTACACAACATGGCAACCAGATGCTGTGGTAAATGAGCGAATTCAAGTTAAAGAAGGAATCCAATCTAATTGGAGCTATCGTCAATACTTACAAAATCACGGGCTTCAAATTATGAATTACAACACAATGGAATCGTGCTACACATTGGGATTGGACCCACATGTTAAATCAGATAGAACACCTTCTGAAAACGTCCCTTATAAATTTAAAGGTGTATTTGATACTAGCAAACCTGGTTTCGGTTATTGTAACAGTGATTTAAAAAACCCATACTTAAGCCGAGAACAATTAAATGCCAGATTAATTGCGCCATCTATTAACCCTGCCGATTACCAAAACATGGTGCCTGGTGTAAAAATGTAAATTATAATTAGACAATCCAATCAAAGCAAAATAAGTATGCCAAATTATTGTGTATATTGTATATTTATTATAACTCTCTCAAACAATATAATAACAAATTTAATAATTTATTATTATAGATAGATGAAAGTATTAAGTATTGATGTAGGTATAAAAAATTTGGCTTTTTGTCTCTTTGATAAATCTCCAACAGCTCATCAGTTTAAAATAACCAAATGGGACATTATAAATATATCTGAAAAAGAAGAAAGCGCAAAATGTATTTTTCTAGAAAAGGGTGTTGTTTGTAATAAACCCGCCAAATTTAAAAAAGACAATGTATGTTATTGTTTAAAGCATTCCAAGAAACAACAATTACAAATACCAACAACTGAGCAAAAACCATCGTTTATTAATAAACAAAAAATTCAAAAACTTTATGAGATAGCAGAGTTTCATGGTATTAAATACGAGGCAAAAATTAAAAAGGCCGATTTAGTTGTTTTAATTAATGATTTCATAAATAATAATTACTTTCAAACCATAGAAAGCACGAATGCGGCCGATGTAGATTTATTCAATATTGGGATAAATATTAAAACGAAATTTAATAAACTCTTTGAGCAAGAAGGAAACATTGATTATGTTATAATTGAAAACCAAATTAGTCCAATCGCGACTAGAATGAAAACAATACAAGGAATGATTGTTCAATATTTTATCATGTCTAATTTAAAAGTTGAACATATAGAATTTATTTCTGCATCCAACAAGTTAAAAGATTTTGATGTAACAGACGTAAAATGTTCAGGAAAACTTAATTACAGCGATAGAAAAAAACTAGGTATAACAAAATGTTTAGGAATTTTAACATCTGATTTTAGATTTAATGAACATATTGAATATTTTAATAAACATAAGAAAAAGGATGATTTATCAGATTCCTTTTTACAAGGTATTTGGTTTATAAATAATAAAAAACTATAAATAATAAAAACTGTAAATATTTAGAATAATAGACATTTGATCATTGTACATGGAACACAAATTTTATTGATACATTATTTCAATTTATTTATGAAATAATATATTTATAATTCGTAAGACTTAAAATTATATGTTCTATTTAATGAATAGATATAATGGCGGACATAATGGATATTACTGACCTGGACTTTAATGATAATGATTTTGGAAACAATAACGGATTTGGCAAATCTACCAACTTCGGCGGAGGCTTGGAATTATTAATGAATGATAAAATTAAGGAATCCAATAGACCTAGCAGTGATATAGAATTGGATGATTTGAATAATTTAGAAAACGAATTAAATGACCTAGTAGAGGATATCCCTAGTAGCAGTTTTAAACCAAAATCTGATTTTTTTAACAAACCAAGCGTTTCTTTTGATGAGGGTCCTAGTATTAAACTTGGCGGATTTGATGAAAATACATTAGGTCAATCTACTGCCCAAACTGAAAGCGATTCTAAAACGTGGGATGGATACGGAAAATTTAACAATATTCCTTTGAACCCAGATAAAGCGGTTCCATTAGAACCTAAAATGTCCAAGGATGAAATGCTAAGAGAGAAGTTCAAATATTTAAGAAAGCTAGAGGCTTTAGAGAAGAAAGGAGTAGAGCTATCAAAAAAATATAATATGGAATCGTCGCTTCAAGAAATGATGGGTGAATACGAAACTATCATGGAAGAAAAAACCAAACAGAACTCTGTTAAATTCCAAGGTAATATGTTGATGGCAGTAATTAACGGGATTGAATTTTTAAACGGTAAATTTGACCCTTTTGATATAAAATTAGACGGGTGGAGTGAACAAATCCAGGAAAATATAACTGATTATGACGAGATTTTTGGCGAATTACATGAAAAATACAAGAGCAAAGCTACTATGGCGCCTGAATTAAAACTTCTATTCCAATTAGGTGGTAGCGCAATGATGGTCCATATGACCAACACCATGTTTAAGAGCGCAATGCCTGGTATGGACGATATTTTAAGACAAAACCCAGACTTGATGCGTTCATTCCAAAATGCTGCCGTGAATTCCATGGCACAAACAAACCCCGGATTTTCCGGTTTTATGTCTAATGTAATGAATCCTGATCCTAGACCGTCACAAGGAATGGGACCACCGCCACCATTAGCTACACAAGGACCAAATGCAGTTCCACCACCAATGAATCGTCCTGGAAACAATAATTATGCAAGACCAGATTTGAATATGAGTCGCGGTTCATTTGGCGGAGTTGATGACGGCATTAGTTTGCGCGAAAATTTTGAAAGGACTGACGCCATGAGACAAGACAAAAGTAGTAAGCGTTCATCGGCACCGCGCCCAGAAATGAAGGGACCTAGTGACATTTCAGATATTTTATCTGGATTAAAAACAAAGACGATTAATATTCAAGAGCCAGTTTCACAACCAACAAACGATAACAGCACGATTAGTATTAGCGATCTTAAGGAACTACAATCGGAAGGGAATATGCCAAAACGTAGTGGCCGCCGCAAGAAATCTGCCAGTAACACAGTGTCATTAGACATCTAATCCAATCCACTTTTGGGAAAAGTGGAGCAAAATTAACCCTTTTCCACTTTTGGGAAAAGCGTAGCAAAATTAACCCTTTTCCACTTTTGGGAAAAGCGTAGCAAAATT